TCGGATTCGGTTACCTTGGTAGAGCCAGTTTGTGGACATATAAACAGTCCCTTTGTGACCTACCTTTGGGTCTGAATATGAAATCAAAGCCCTAATGTGGGGAGCGTTCTCTCGTAACCACTTGAAGGTCTGACCTACAAACCAACTCTCAACATTACATCCATATCCATCAAAAACGAATAGTCGGGTAAGTTCAAGAACTTCAGTTCGGTCAATAAGTTCAGAGATGGAAGCGCCAGAGTGTCTACCTATGGGGTCTCCATAAGTAGCGACTCCAACTAACTTCTCATTAACACCACTAAAGAATTGGTGTTCTTCTTCGGACTCATAAAACAAACCAAGAGCGTAAGATACCTTTGTCCAAATTCCAGCATAGTGGTGATTTACCACAATGTCCTTTGCTACTGATTTAGCAACGGGTCTTACTGAAAATTTAGATGGGTCAAAGTATACCTTACCTTCTACTTTCATTGATAGTCGTTAAATTCTCCAAAAATAATGTGAGTCCAAGTTTCACCTTTTACAATCTTACGAATGTTGGCGGGTGATACACCATTGTTTCGGGCCAATACTCTGATATTACGATGACCAATAGCCCACAACTTACGGATAGACTTTACCTGGTCTTCCGTAAGTTTGTGTTGTGGGTGTGATTCTCCTCGTAAAGCCATCTTAAACCGTTTCATCAAACGGAATTTCTAATTGACCACCATCTCTAAGAAATTGTTCAATGTTAGGTGGTGAGAAGTGTGGCCCTTTCAAAATCTTACCGTCTTCACGATAGATGGGGTTACCATCCTGACCTAACTTTGACATATTAGAACGATGTACCTCATTGAAGACATCTTCAATCACATTTTGTAGTCCATGAGAAATCATAGTTCCCAAAAGAATGTACAATTGGTCTGCAAGTGCATCTGTAACTTCTACGAGGTCATTATTATTACATGCTTCCAAATACTCTAACAACTCTTCTTTACCCAAGTTATATCTCAACATAGAGGTCTCAGAGTCTAAAAGGGTTGGTTTTGTATTTCGTGTACTATTGTATGCACTTTGGAAGTCCCAAAGTTGTTGTAATTGTTTTTTCATAACTACTAATATACAAATTTATTTTGAATTTTCCAAAATCATTTCACCATTTTCCACTGCAGATGGTAAAGTATCCCATAGGTTAATTGCAATAGCGTATCGTGTACCACGAGTTACTTGTGTCACTCTATGTGGATATTCTCCTGCAGGGAAAATGATTAGTCGATTTGGTTTTGCTTCAATTCGTTCCGGCTCTTGTCCTTCTTTACTAAAAACCTCAAGATAACCACCATCGATATCATGGTCCCATGGATAGTAAACTGTACCCATAATTGGAGTTCTTAGTTCCTTAGTTTCTTTATACCAAGCCTCATCTTTGTCAAAATGTATATTTAAGTTATCGTTGTTACCATCTTCATTGTCTTCTGATGAATATACACCAATCCAATATTCAAATCCATATAATTGGTATATGTGGTCTGATGGGCAATTGTATCTCCAAATATATTCAATCAATCGTTTTTTGATTGTGTCTGCTGGCGAACTCCACCAACCATCCCACCAATGATAACCCTTAACATCAAAAAATGTTGAATCATCTTTGAGTTCTTGTAAAAACAACTCATCCTTAATAAAATTATCAATTACTATCATAACCTAAATGTTTAAATAATCGGACTCCGATTTAACTCCTAAAAATCTTTTTACTTCGACTCCATTTTCCATCAAAATAACAGTCGGTATATTTCTGACATTATGTTGTTGTGCAACATTACTTTGTTCGTCTACATTAATTTTTTGAACTGGAATTGTATTGTTTACTCGTTCCATAACAGGACCCAATGTTCTACATGGTCCACACCAAGGGGCGCTAAAATATAAATAATTTTTCATAATATTTCCTAACCATCGCAAGATAAACAATCGGGGTCGGTGGCACGAGTTGCGATGTCTCCACGAAGTACCGACTCCGTTCTCATATAATATAATGTTTTAATTCCTTGTTTCCAAGCTTCCATATGAACTTGATTAATCCATTTTGGGGTTGCCTGTGTTGGGAATGCCAAGTTAAGTGATACCGATTGGTCAACATATTGTTGTCTGATACCGGCCTGTCTAACCAATTCCAGTTGATTAATTTCTTTGAATGTTTTGAATACATCCTTTATCCAATCAACTTCTTGGCGTTCAATTGAGTCTTCTGAAATACTATCTCGGTGCGTCAGCTTACCATTTACATATCCCCAATCGGATAACTCATCGATTGCCTGAACTGAACCACCATCTGCAAGGATTCTATCCCAAGTATCTTTGTTGTTGATTCCAACTTTACGAAGAACTCGTTCCAACTCGTTATTCTTACGAATAAATGTTCCTTTAGCGGTTTGTTCAGTAAATACATTTGCTGCCCATGGTTCAATGCCAGGACTAACATTACCACTTAATTTAGAATTCGATACGGTTGGTGCAATAGCCATCAAGTGGGTATTTCTCATACCTGTACCAACACACCATAGTGGTTCACCATATTCTTCGGACATATCACGAGATGCTCTCTCTGCCTCAATCTTCATTTGAGAGAAGATTCTACGAGTCTCGAATTGAGCAGGAAGACCTTCAAACGACATACCTTTTTGTTGTAAGTAAGTATGCCATCCCAAAACTCCAAGACCCAATGCTCTACCTTTTTCAGCAGAACGAACCGAATTCTCAAATCCTCTCATATTCTTTGCTCTTTGGATGAACTCTTCAAGTACACCATCCAAGAACCAAGTTGCGGTGTAAATAAGGTCGGTGTCTTTCCACTCGTCAAATTTTGCTAAATTGACTGAAGACAAACAACATACAAATGAGTGTGATTCATCCGTATGAAGTGCAATCTCACTACAAATATTAGTCATGAATACTTTCAATCCATTTTGTTTGTATGCTTCAGGATTGTTCTTATTAACATTCCCCTTAAACATAATGTATGGTTCTCCAGTTGATTTTCTCTTTTGAAGTACCTTACCCCATCGTCTACGAGCGTCCATGTCACCATCTTCAAGTTTTCTCATGAACTTATCACCAACAATTACACATTGATGTAGATTAAGTGATTGTCGGTTCACATCACCCTTTGGTTCTCTGATTTCAATCCATTCATCAAAATCACCATGTTCGATGTTTAGATTTACCGATGCAGCACCTCTACGAACTGACCCTTGGTTTGTTGCAAGGATAGTTGAATCATAAATTTTAGCAAATGGTACTACACCATCTGATGTACCATTTTGTGTAATACGAGACCCTGCAGGTCTAATCATATTTAACCCAATACCAACACCACCACCATGCTTGGCAAGTAACATCATTTCAAGATTCTTTTGACCAATCTCTTGAATAGAATCACCTACATCAATGCCGAAACAAGATATAGGTAACCCTCTATCGGTTCCAGTATTAGATAATACAGGAGTAGCAAGATTAAGCCAACCTCTCCAAATATAATCAAAAAACTTACTTGCGAGATGAGGTTTACCCAATCTCCGAGCAACTGCGGTTGAAACTCTCCAATAAGCATCTTTAGGTGTTTCGCCTGCTAAAAGATATCCTTTGGATATAGTTTTAACATAAATTTCCGTATTGCCCCAAGTTGGAAAATCTACTCCAATTTCCCACCCAAGGTCTTCTCCATAATTCTTTGCCATAACTTTTTAAAATATATCATCCCAATCTTCACCCTCACCGGCCTTACTATAATCAGTAGGCCTTACTGCGAAGAAATCGGTATGTGTTGTACCACCAGTTAAATGATAGAACCACTCTAACTCGTTAGCTGATTCTACATTAAAATCAAATAAGTTTCCCTCATAACCCAATTCGTTATACTTTTCGTTAACTCTTCGTTTAATGAAGTTTTTGAGGTCTTCTTTTTTCAAGTTTTCAAGGTCACCCATTTCAAACATCTTGTCAATGTAATTGAGTTCCAAATCTAACATGACTTGTGCCGCTTCCTCTACTGCGGATTTTGCTTCTACTTTTAAATTAGGATACTCATCACACATATGTCTGAATAGTTGACATCCCATTTTAGAGTGTAGTGACTCATCACGAACAGACCACTTCATTTGTTGTCCAATACCCTTCAATAGATTTCTCATTTGGAATGAATATAGGACTGCGAATGAGGAATATAAAGCAACACCTTCAGCGAATGCTGAAAAAATAGCAAGTGATTTTGCTACCTCAGTACGGGCATCGGAATTCCATTTTAGGTCTTCGTATGTATAATTGTTAGAAACACCTGCAAGATTTTCAAATCGTTCTGCGGTTGCAGGTTCATGTAAAAATGCCTCAAAGTCATCAAGACCGAGAGATTCATTTAAATATGAGTATGCCGTAGCATGAATGGTTTCTTGTGAACCGAACATCATAGCCATTTGCTTAATTTCGTGTTTAGGAAACCAATTTGTAACCATCGTAGTCCAATAATCAGATACTGCACATTCAGTTTGAGCAAACCCTAATAAAATATTACCGACCAAGTTTTTTTCCTCGACTGACATATTTTCATTCCAATCCTTAATGTCACCTTGCATTGGAATTTCGGTATGGAGCCAGAAAGCTTGCGCTTGCTTTAACCAACCTTCGGTGTAATATTCTGGGTATTCAAATGGTTTAAATGCGATACGATTATCGAATAAGGACATACGACTTCTCCTTTAAATTGTTAGACATAAATTTCAAAATAGGTGATTATAGATAGTATAAAATTTGAGTTAAAAGTCGATATTTCCTTGCATTTCTTTATATTTTTGAGCCAATTCTTTTCTTACTAAACTCTCCCCACCTTTCATCTCTTTTTTGGTTTGTATACCATTAATGGAATCGTCATTATAGATGTGAATTTGACCGGTTGAGAAGTTTGCTTTTGATGGAAAAGTCATACCATCAGGACCAAAACGATTCTTAATTACATGCCATCGTCCAGTACCTGCGAGTTTGTCTTCAATCTTACGAGATAGTGATACTACAAAGTCAGCAGTCATCATTTTTGAGAATGAACCTGCAATCTTTGTACCTGTAATAATGTCATCTTCTGCACCACTTCTATTGATTTGAGATGCGGTGTAAACAGGTACTTCGTACTCACCAGCCATCCCCCTAAGGTCTTCAATGATTTCTTCCAACTCTTCATGTCGTTTTTCTTTAGCGGGTCCTCGTAACAGGTCAGCATAATCGACAATCACAATGTCAGGTTTCTTACCTTGTAGAATCATCTTATCCATATGTGCTTTTAAAGAAGTAACACCGGCAGTTTTGGTTGGGTAATGTTTTACAACAAGGTCACCTTTCACTCCTTGGACTGCCTTTTTGACATCATCCATATTGTATTTAAGATTTGCTACTGCAATACCACTCAATACAGCATCGTAACGCTGACCTACATAACCTTCATTCAATTCAAGAGTGTAGTGAGCGACGGTTTTTCCTTGTTTCATTGCAGCGACTCCGATATTAATCAAAGACCACGATTTACCAATACCCGGAGGAGCTGCAAATAAAATCAACTCCCCTTTACCAAAACCACCTTGTGTTGCCTCATCGATGACTTCCCAACCAGTTGAAACCACATTACGAACGGTATCTTCATATCGTTCTACAATCATAGTTTTGTAATCATGACCAATATCGGAATCTTGCCCAGCTTTCATTGCGGTATCAATCTTCTTTTTAATCACATCATACTTACCATCTTCTAAAAGTGTTACTGAATCAAGAATTGCGTTCTTGATTGACTGATTCTTACAAAAGTCAAGAACTTGGTCCTTAACATAAGTTAAATCATCACTTTCAAGGTGATTCCATGCGTACTTGAGAGTATCAACGACTGATGTACGGAGAACATCTCGCTCAACACCATTGATTTTGACTTTGAGAACATCCAATGTAGGCATTTTCTCATATTCATCAAAATAATTCAGAATGGTTTTTACTAACCACTCAGACGCTTCAGCATCAAAGTATTCCGGCTTGATAATATCATAGATTTGTCGTGTAAACGACCTATCTG